GTTAGAGATTTAGATGATATAATTAAGAGTGGTTTATAGAAAAATTATGGAAATTATCAGTGATTTTTCAACGATTTATGGCAAATCCTAAAACATTAAAACCATTTAAAAAAGGAGGAGATCCACGTCAATACAGGAAGCAAAAAGGAGATATTTCTTGGAAAAGAAGATTTTTAGAAGATTACATTGAATGGTGCAAAACAAAAAGAATTTCGCCAGAAAAAAAGGCTTTAGAATTATTTGATAGGTTAGATAAGATGTCGCTAAAAAACTTTCCAGCATTAAAAGAATTGGTGGAGAGGATTTATGGCAAAGTGCCTGATGTCTTAAAGTTGGGCGCCGAAGAAGAAACTATTGCCAAAATGGAAGGATTATTAAGAACATTAGCCGATAAATCAAATGACCGAACAGGAAAAAAATCAAAAAGCGTTTGAGTTAGTTAGGAGTTTTTATAAAAATAGAGACGGGCGGCCGTTCGAAATGACGCCTGGCCAGATTCAGATTTTCAGAGCAATTTATGAGAAACAAAACCCGAGAAACCAGGTGGAATCTTTTACTCAATTCGGTAAGAGTAATGTAGTTGGTATGGCGGTATTAACCCGGGCAAGCACTTTTCCCGAGAAGTGGGCAATAATTGGAGGAACGAAAGATAAGGCGGGCATAATAATGTCTTATATTATCAAGCATATTTTTGAAAACGAATACACTCTTTCAAAATTTAAAATCGGCAAAGATGAAAGTTTAGAGAGAATTAAAAGAGAACGGAGCAAAGAACGATTAACTTTCAGGATTATGGGAGAAAGAGACCAAATAGGCGAGATTCTTATTTTATCTGGTGAGGCAAGGCGGGCAGGAGAAGATGCCGGAGATATACTTGTTGGGTGGGGAAGTCCTAATATTATTTGTGATGACGCTCCGCTTATTCCCGACCAAATTCACGGCAAGATGATGCGAATGTTGGGAAATATGGAAGGAACTTTTTTAATGAAAATCGGCAATACTATCAGAAGAAATCATTTTTTGAGGTCGCATAATGACCCGAATTACAAAAAGATTATTATTACTTATCAGCAAGGAATAGAAGAGGGCAGAACTTCTCAGCAATTCATAGACGAAATGAGGCGAGAGATGGATCCGCTTAACTTCTCAATGTTTTATGAGTGCCAGTTTCCGCCAGAGGAGATGATTGAGGAAGGCGGCTGGATAATATTATTATTAGAAGAAGAAATCAGGCGAGCAATTATCAAAGAGATGCCTTATTTAGTTGGCGAGATTAGATTGGGTATTGATGTGGCAAAAGGCGGTGGAAACTGGTCGGTGATAACGATGAGGTGCGATAATTTCGCCAGAATAGTTTTTAGGTCGCAGGACATCAAGCCCGAAGATTTGGCGGTTAAAACGATGGAGATTAGAGACAGGATAATTAAAGAATATCTGAAAACTTATGCGACAAAAAAGCCAGTTTGTTTTGTAGATGCTTTTGGGCCCGGCGCCAAAACATACGGAAAATTAAAACAGCATATCCCGGACTATGTTATCGGAGTGATGGCTGGAGATAAAGCAACTGATGCTGAAAAGTTTTTTAACAAGAGAGCCGAGATGGCCTGGCGGACAAAGGAATGGATTTTAGGCGGTGGAAAACTGATGGAACATTCTGGCTGGGAAGAATTAAAGACAATAAAATACAAAGCACATTTTGACAGGCGTGTTAAAATTATGACAAAAGACGAGATGGCGAGGCGTGGATTGCCGAGCCCGGACTGCTTTGATAGTTTAGCTCTGACATTCGCTATTGCTCCTTCGTTAAAAATCGATGAAGAAAAATTGTATCCCCAGTTTGGGCAAATTAAAACGAACGAAGATTTTGACCCGTATTTATGAAAATAAAAGTTTGGAAAAAGTCGCACGAAGATATTGATATTATTATCAGAAACATCGGAGAGATTTTTGAGTATATTTTTGTCTGGCGTGGAAAAATTTACTCGGCACACATAGAAATTAAACTTCCTTTCTGGCGGAATTTTAGAAAAGAAAAATACACGGACAAGGAAATTCAGGGGGCGGTAAATTTAATTTTTATCTCGGCGAAGACGACTATAGAAGAACTCTCTAAACAAAAGAAAAAAGATGACCAGAAATAATTTTAGATTTTTATACATTTGCCCGAGTCCGAATTGCGGAAATATCATTTTTAAAAGCAAAAAATATGAGGAGAGTTTTTTAAAAATCAAATGTCAGAAATGCGGGAAAGTTTATTGTTCAGATAATTTGATTTTGAAAAGGTTATTAGTGTCCAGAAGGGGGTCTTGACAAGCTTTCTTATTTAGATTATTCTGAAAAAAGAGGATTGTTGGACGCAAGCGTCCCGACCTACGGGGTTGTAATCCTCAACATTAAAAGCTGATTTCGGTTTTATTTAATGTTGAGAATTATAATCTTAAGGTCGGGATTTTTTAATTAAAGTAAAGTTTAAATTTTAATACAATGCCTTGGGAAATCAAAAAATCACAAGATGAATGGACTGTGAGAAATACAGAAACAGGAAGAGTAAGGGGGCGACATACCTCATACACAAACGCATTAAAACAGATGAGGTTATTGTGGGGAGTAAAAGAGGGTTGGCAACCAACGGGACGAGAGAGTGTTTTAAAACGAAAAAGATATTTACCAAAATAAATGGAAAAAGAAAAAACAAACAAAGAGGAAAAAGAGATTGAAGCTCCAGCAATTTTAAATTTCAATAAGAAGATTATTGGACAAATTGACCGTGAATGGAATTACTGTGAACGGATACTTAGAAGCAAAATAAATGAGGCGTTGGCAAGATTAAAGATTTACAATAATCAAAAAAGAAAGAAAGAGGCGGTTGGCGATCCCTTGCTTTTTACGGTCTTTCAAACATTATTTGCTTCGCTTTATGCTGATAGATTAAATATTATTTTTGAGCCGAGAGAAATTGGCGATATAGAGGTGGCGGAAAACTTGAATGTGTTGGCTGACTTTGATTATTGCGAGATGGAAAAAGATATTTTGGACTACGAGTGGATTTGGGATGCGATGTTTTTTGGTAGGGGTTTTGTCCTTAATATGGAATTTAGTCGGGAAAAGAAATGCCCGCTTCCAGAAACAATTTCGCCTTTACTTTTATTAAGAGACCCGATGGCGACTTCGGTAAATGGCAATAAGAAAGGAAAAGGAATGGCAAGGTTCTTGGGCTGGGAAAGTTTGATGACTAAGTGGCAGATGGAAAAGCATCCAGCATTTTTCAATCTTACGGGACTGGTTGGGGCTAAGGACTTAGGAAGTTTAACCGAAAGCGCTGAAAGAGAAAGAAAGGACGCTCAAGGGTTAGGGCAGGTTTTGTCAGATGAGAAAAGTTTAGAGGATAATGCTTATTATAATATCCTCAACTGGTTCACTTTTGTTGGTGGAAAGAGGTATTTAGTCAGCTTGGCTAATTCAAGAACCAAACTGGTTAGGTTTCAAGAAATTGAGGGCGACCAGTGGCCGATTATAGACAGGGCTTTATTCCCGATTTCTAATGACTGGGATGGTGTAAATGTGCCCGATTTGGTGGAAGATAAACAAAGAGCCAGAGCAATTTTGATAAATTTAGGGTTAGATGTGGCAAAGGCTAATGTCAACCCGATGTATCTTTTTGATAGTAATCGGATTAAGAGAAGAGATTATTTTGATTTTCAGTTTAATAAGTTTATTCCGGTTGACGGAGCGCCAGCAGGCGCTGTTCAACCAATGATGAAAGATAGGGTGCAAACAGAAGTTCAATGGATTTTACAGGCGTTAGATGAGGCGAGCCAGAGGGCGTTGGCTACTCCAGAAATTCAGGTAGGAGTTATGTCAAAAAGAGCCAGAACCTTAGGCGAGCTGGAATTGATAAGTGCTAAAGTTGATACAAGATATTCTTTGGCTGCTAAGATATTCGGCTGGTCGGAGAAAAGATTTTGGCAAAACTGGTATGGACTTTATAAGAAACATTTTAAGGAAGGAATAGACGAGAAGGCGGCGAGAATAGTTGGGTTGTGGGGCCCGGAGTTCAGGGAATTAAAAAGAGAAAATATAGTTGCGAAAGTTGACCCCGATATCAAAGTAGAATCAGAAGTTGTTTCAAAGTCAAAAAAGATTTTAGAAAGACAGCTTTTCGGACAATTTACCGCCTTAGCCAGCCAGACACCGGACTTCAATATCAGGTTTGCCTTAAAAGAACTGGGCCGGCTTAACAATTTGAAAACCGACAAATTAAAGCAGTTGTTTCCACCGACTTACGATGAGTTGAGGGCAGAGGAAGAGAACAAAGAGATAGAAGCTGGTAATGTGCCAAGAGTTATGGTGACTGATAATCATATGGAACATTTTGGCGTTCACGCCAGATTGAATGAATCAAAAGAAAAAGAAAATCATATCAAAATTCATTATGAGGCGATGCGACTTCAAAAAGAAAATTTGAGGGCTTATCAGGAAGCTGGGTTGGTCCAAAGGCCGGCCGGCACACCAATAAAAGCGGAAATAGAAGAAACTCCCGAAGAGGAAGTAGCTATGGAAAGGTCGCCCGCAAGAGTTCCAGAAGTATTTCAAGAATAATTTTATGATTCGCAATATCGATATTTTATTCCCAAGTGAAAAAGACAGGCGAGAAGCGGCAGAACACTTGAAAGTTTTAGCTACTTCAAGGGGTTGGAAGATATTAGAGCAGTTTATGGAAGATGAGTTGAAGGCAACTGACGAAGAGATGAAGACAACAAAATTTACAACAGAAAATCTTCCGAAATTAAACGAATTACAGCTTAAGTGGACATATTTAAAGATTTTGAAAGGACTACCAAGAGAGATTACTGCTGTGCTGCTCGATGAAAAAGTTATTTCTGATATAGAATTTGACATTTACTAAAAATTTATGATAGAGGAATATATTAAAGGTCGAAACAATAAATATAATTAACAAAGGTAATATACTGCGGTTAAGTTGTAGAGTAGAGAAAGATGAGTTCGCCATTCTTTTTTATCTCTTCTACTTTAGAAAATGAAACCGCAAGAAACAAATGGCAGAAGAAAAAGATACTCTAAAGGAGCCAGAAAAACCAAAGGAACCAAAAGAACCAGAGGCGTCTGCTCCAGAGGAAGAAGAATTTGAGCCGCCAGTCCGCCAAGAAATGAAACCAGAACCACCCCCGAGCGGTGAAACGCCAGAGGGTAAAAAGTTCTGGTATGAGTTAAGGAAACTTAACGAGAGACTGGATAAGATTGAGGGTGGATATGGCGAGACCGAGTTTGATGAGGATAAAAAAAGAGAACCCCGAGTCCTGTCAAACGAGGTTGATGAAAAACTTTCCGCTTTTGTCGGCGAGATGGACAAGAGGGAAAGGCAGAGAGAGTTCAGGGACTTTCTTAAGGGTAATCCCGAATTTGGAAAATACGGTAAAAAACTTGAGAGGTTCATTAACCACCCTGCCTACCAAAATGTCCCGATTGACTTTATCGCCAGAGCCCTTGCTTTTGATGAAGCTCAGAAAATTGGGGCTGAAAAAGGTAAGGAGGCAGATTTAGAAGCGGGAAAAACAAAAATTGGAGGTTCGCCCTTCAAGCCTTCTGAAAAAGCGTTTCCTGATTACGAGGGAATGACAAAAGAGGAGTTTGAGAAAGAAATGGAGCGTGCGAAACGCCCTAAAGAATAAGAGTTTGAAGGAGGTCGATTTTATTAATAATTAAATAGTTCTTAAAAAGAATGGCTACAACTACAAGAACACAGATTCCCAGAGAGGTAAACAACTTCTATGACAGAGTTCTGCTTGAGAGATTAAGACCATATTTGCAATTCTTGAGATTCGGACAGGTTAGAGATATTCCGAATAAAGCAGGAACCAATGTTATTCGTTTCCGCAGATATGGAGCTCTCGCCCCAGCGACTACTCCTTTAACAGAGGGCACAACGCCAACTGCAACTGCATTATCGGTGACGGATATTACTGCTACGGTATTGGCTTACGGTTCATTTGTTACCCTGACCGATGTTGTTCAGTATGAAACACCAGACCCGATTTTAACTGAAACAAGCGAAATTTTAGCTGAACAGGCCGCTGACACTTTGGAAGAGTTAGCCCGAGAAATTCTGTCTGCTGGCA